AATTCTGCCATAAGCATTTGTTCTGCCTGAGCTTCTCCTGCTCCACCACCCATGTTTAAAAATGTTTGTTTCATTCTAAAAGGCTGACCGGCATTTGTTCTTGTAAATTCTTCTTCATCTTCTACTATCTCACCGCCTGCATAATTTGCACGGCCGCCATCAGCTGCGTAGAAATTTTGATCAACATATTTTTTCTTAGGCATGAAGTTTAAACCTACACCCTTGTCCCCGAGCCCGGAGTAATAATTCCTTGCGCTTTGTACTGTTCCAATAGGATCTAATTGAGAAACTTGTTCTTCTACTTCTTCATTATCTCCACCCATAAATAAAGGAGCTAAACTTGCTGCACCTAAACCAGTCATTGCTGCTCTCCCGGCGCTAAACTTACCTGCTTTGTCATAAAACATACCAGATAATAATCCTCTTTTTCCTGTGGCATTAGTTGCAGCAGGACGAATTAAATTCATAAGATTTCCAAAACGAGCCATTCCTTGACCACCTGCTAATATACCCTCACCACCTAAAAATTTTGCGCCGCCTAATCCATATCCAAGACCACCTATCAAAGCCATCTTACCTAATGGACTCTTAACAACTTTCTTAACACCACGAATAGCTTTCTTTACAAAGCTACCCAAACCATAGTTCTGTCTAGGGTCCTGTAAAGAACCTAGGCCTGCTTGCATTTGCATGGGTTGTTGCATATTAGTTATTGTCATAAAATTGCCTTAATTAATCGTTGTACTTTGTTTTTGAAAACAAATCAAGGGGTGGCATGATTACTTTGACATCCCTCCTTACGTCTTCTTCAGGGATATTGGCAGCTTTTAAAGCTTCCTCACTCTCGTAAACCACACCTGTTTTCTTGTTAGAAATAGTCGTTATAATCTCTTTTGGTTCTAGTATTTGCATTAGTCTATTGTTTCCTTTTTAATGTTTAAGTAACTGATAGCTACATCAAACTTGTCAGTATTACTTGATTGAACTGTTAAAGTAGTTCCCCCTTCTACTACTAACGGTTGGGTTAATAATTCTACTGTCGTATTCGCTGCAAGAGCTACTGTCTTAATAGTTGTAATAGCATTATTCATAATAATTACTGTTGGTGTACCTGCCGATGTAACCTTAATAGATTTAATAATATAAGTTTCATTTACTAAAGGGTTTTGAGTAGCCACTCCATTTACAACAGTCGTACCAAACATAGTTAGTGCTGATACAGTTCCGCTATCATCCACTCCATAAAATTTATACTGATTTACTACTGCCATTAATTTAAAAAGAAACTCTTAGCTTCTATCTCCTGTTTAACTTCATCTTGGAATGAAGTATTTAATTTTGTGATCACTGAGTCCAAATCCCTAACTAAGGATTGAGAATTTTTTTGTTCGTAGTCTTTACTGGGTCTTGTTAATGATTGTACAATTTTTGCCATTATAAAATACCTGCTAAGCCTCCGTTTTTAAAATTTACTCTACCACCGCTTGCTCCTACATAAGTTCCAGGTTCTGTTATGTTTCCTTTTTTCATTTCTTTAAATTCATATGGAGTTATTTCGGATCCAAACAATGTTGTATCCATAGCACTAGAATAATCTTGTTTATCAATAAGATCTTTTTGTGTCGCATATCTAGATAAATCTTGTTTAGTCACCTTAGCCATATAATTATTTGTAGGCAGAGCAGAAAGTTTATCATCTTCGTCTTTTTTGTTACCTAAATAGTTTCTAATTTTATTAAATCCAAAACCAAGGGCTAATCCCGGTAAATTTAAATTTTTTAAATTGTTTAAATAATTAAGCTCTGACCCTGTGTCAATTGTATTGTTTAAAGTTGAAGGTTGTTCTCTTTGATTATTTCTCATCGCTTCTCTATGATTCATATTTTGTTCCATAGTAGAATAATCACCGCTTGCACCACCACCCATATTAGTACTTTGATCAATGTTGGCTTCCTTTCCTTGACTCATACCACCACCTTGTAGTCTTGCTCTACCACCAAAGAAGTATCCGGCTCTGCCGCCTTTAGCATAATGCTTTCCTCCATGCATTCCAGATCCTTTAGTATCAATTCCTTCTGCTTTTTCACTTCGAAACGCTTGAGCTTGATGATCTCCTCTCTTAATACTTACATCTTGATGATGTTGTGGAGCATTTGCTAGAGATGCGGTATATGTTTTTCCTGCATCTATTGATTGTTGTGCCAGTTCTTTTTTTGTATCTAGTAATTCTTGGTGTTTTATATCATTAAATTTTTTTCTTTTATATTTAAAAGCTTGTGTTTTTGGATCATAAACTTTGTCTTTATCTTTTTTATAAAGGTCTTTTACGTATTCAGCATAGTTACCAAATGCAGACCTTGTATTAATACCAAACTCATCTTTAGATAAACCTGAATTATTTTCTCCAAATATAGTTGGACCGGTGTAGCCCATATTCTGAGCAATAAATGCTTGATCAGCTTGTGGAAGATTACGATAGTTATCAAACTTACCCATCATGGTTCCAATTATTCCTGGTTGAAATCTTGGTTCTTGATATCCGTCGTCCATAATTTGTTTAGCTGATTGTGGGTTCATAAAATCTTTTGCTTTACCCATAAATGTTGAAGTATCAATATCATTTAAACGGTCTTGTCTATCATCAACAACTTGTTGAAAATTACCCCCACTATAATTTCCACCGCCACCACCGCCACCACTATTTGTAAAAGCTTGTGTTGCGGGTATACCAAAAGATTCTGTGGATGCGTCCTCTCCTCCACCTTGAACGGGTGCCTTAAAAGGACTTCGTAAATATTTATCGTCAGTAACAAAATCAAAACCTAATGCTCTAGCTCTTTCATTTGCCATTACCTTCTTCCTCCAGGATGTATGTCTAATCTTAATGTACCAAGTTTCCAGTCTTCTGATGCAACGGTATTAGCAACCGTCAATTGTATTGACCTTCCTCTTAGTCTTGTACTTTGAAAAGTTGTTGAACCGCCCACTGAAAAACTTGTGCTCGCGGGAGTACTATTTGGATACTCTTTAGTAGCAAACGTTAAAGTTGTATTACCTGTCTGTGAAATAAAATCTGGTATAAATTTGCTGATTCTCATAATGTATTCACCATCTCCTCTAAAGTCTGGCATGCCCGCAACAGTACCCTGTGCAGATCTTTTCTGTGTTATATCAAAATCTCCAGAAGTAATTGTCCCTATCATAGGTGTAACAACCCCTCCAGCATTAATTTGATCTGTCCCTGTTTCCTGGTTATAGTATATCGTACTTCCATCCGTATTGCCAGTGACATCGAACGAAGCATCATCAGCCGGATTATAATAAGTTGCATGCGGTTTGTCATAGACAGCAGAATCCTGCCACGCGGCTCGGGGTAAATCCCCTGTCGTCCATACTTGTCTATCTCTAGTAGACTCACCATAGTTATAGGTCACTACTCTATTTACTGCATCAGATGCAGCAGTACAATAGAACCAATTTATTTCTCCAAACAAATTATTTAATCCACAGTTAATAAGATCTCTAGAAGTGGCATTAATATCGTCGTAAACCTCGTCTTCAACCAAACAAGCCATAGAACTTAATTCACCACTGTACCTAAAGAAACCATTCTCCGACATCCAGAATGCAGAACCATCTACTTCCATACATGCATTTTTACCAAACAAACCACAGTTGGTTCCTGCTTGTTGAAATGAGAAAGTAAAAGGTTGGCCTACAAATTGCATTAAAAATAATGAGGTGTCGGTCCATACGTAAATAGCATCCCTACCTTTTATGGCCCCCACGATCCTTGATCCGGCGGCCAGTCTTTGTGTGCCCGCAGTATTTTCTGCAGTAACTGTGTATGTATTAATATCCTCTTGAGTAGAAAATCTTATAAACATATCATCTTGTGTTGATGGTGTCCCAATAGTTGTCTCTGTTCCAAAAAATACTAAGTGTCTATCTGGTGTTGATACCAAGACATGACGTGAAGCTGTGGGTGCACCAGCAATAACTGTTGCTCTAGTGGATACAGCGGCTGAGGGTGCGGAGTCCCATTCAAAACATTTACCATTATAAATAAGAGCAATTAATTTTGTACCATAATTATCTAGAACCCATAGACCTGGGTCAATTGTAAAGTCAGAAGAGGACGGATCTCCCCAAGCAACATAGCCTGAGATATTAGTAACCGTTACTCCACCCGTATGGGCTGCTCTTGTCGTCCCATTTTGAGCACGCGCTCCTCCACTTAAAGTATTTGTTGATGTATTATTTGCTGCAAAACTTATGTCCTCTGTTCCAATTCTAATTTCACCGGAAGATGGAAATGCTGCTGAGTTAGTTAAAACTATAGTTGTGGCTAGTGCACTGTCAGCCAATGTTGTGGCTAGTGTAGTTGTTTCTGGTCCTAAAGAAATACCACCGAATAAACCTGTACCAAAACCATAACCCCCTAATTGTTGGGAAGGTCCGACTCTATAATAACAAAGAACAGAAGCCGATCCAGCACCACTTAAAGGTGTTAATGCTTCCGTTGTATCCATTGTTATAGTAAATGTAGTCGGAGTTGGAACTGAAGTTATCATAAATTTCTGGTCTTCAAAGGTCGCATTGGTAAATGTTGATCCAGATAACCCTGTTACCGAATCAAACATAACAATATCATTTTCACTTAAGCTAGAACTTGAGCTTACTGTAATGGTAACACTTGTTGAAGAACCAATACTCGTAAAATCAGCACCGGTTAATGTAATTCTTATAGGGTGAATATCGTAAAATGTTCCACCTGAATAAACGTATAAAATTCTGTTAGTTCCTATTGCTGCGTATTTAACACCAGCGTTATTGTCCCAATGATGGATTGCTCTACCGGCACCGGTAAGTTTATCATTCCCTAATTGAGTCCAGCCACCTATCTTTTCAGGTGTGCCATATCTAAAACGTACATTATTTCCAGTAGTCCATTGTCCCTCGGCCCCGAGCTCTGAAACTTGTTTGTTGAATCCGGGAGCAAAGCCTAATTTTTGTAGCATATAAAATCCTTATAAAGGAGGCAGTTGGTATGGTGGTACTGCCTCCATTATAGGGAGATATATCATCTTTTAAACCAATTAGGAAGACCTAAATGTGGGCGCTTGTCAAATATATTATTTCTAGAGCCGGGTGTTTTTGTATTGTTATAGTGAAGAAATACTTGGGCACAATCTTTACCTTTAAACTTATTGCGCCAATGCTCTAATTCACATCCAGAATAAATTAACATATCCCCTGGATTTAAATTAACTTCTATTCCTTTTAATCCTTCTTTCCCAGAAGGCTCTAAATATATTGGCCAATCATTACCTCCTAAATTTATGGTCGTAGATATTTCACAACTAAATCTATCTTTGTGTCTTTTAAGAACATCTCCTTTTTTATATATTCTTGCGTAAGTATAAGAAGGAGTCAATTTTAATCCTGTTATTTTTTCCATAACAGGTTGACATTTTAACATTAAAGTTTCCATAGCAATATCTGAATAACTTGCATAAGTATGTGGAACTTGTTGATTATTTTTTTCATAATAACCTAATAATGTTTCATAAGGAGAAATAAATCTAGCTTTAATACAAGTATCATAGACTTGTCTTTTCATCATAAAATAATTATATAAGAATAAAGATAAATCTTTTGAAATAGTCTGTTTAATAATTACATATTTATCTTTCTTAAACATCTTTAGCCATTTCTTTTGGTACCGCTTGAATATTCCAATGTATAAATCTAAAAGGTTCTTTACCCTGATCGACTGAAAACTCATGTTCTAAATAACCAGGAAAAATAAGTAATGTTCCTGGTTGAGGTCTAAAATGAACAAGCTCTGTTCCATTTACTATACTTTTTAAATCTGGTTTCATTTTTAATTTAGTAGCTCTAGCCCCGGTTCTTGGTTCATGAAAAATAGGATAGGATGTTTTTTCATTTGCTTTTAAGAAATAGAATCCTGATACATGTTGATTCCAATGGATGTGTGCTGAATGATTACCCCCTCCTTTTTTAGAAAATTCTTGTACCCACATTTCACTAAACATAGTTGTGTATTGTTTCATATCATAACCATGGTGATCTAAAAATTCCCAAGATTTTTCTCCAATGTAATTTCTACAATCTAAAAAATCATTGTCGTGTAGTAAAGAAGTTGAATGATAACTCGTTCCGAAATCACCATACTGTTTAATATATTTTCTTTGAGTTTTTCTAGCTTCTTTAATATATTTATCAGTAGCTTTAGTTAAAGACTTTAAAAATTCTGGTTTTTGTTCTGACCAAATAGGGGTCTTAAAATATTCGTTTATGTCCATATTATTTAAATGGGTACCCTAAGTTCCAAAGAACTAATGAATACCTGGTTCCTTTCGTTACAGGTTTAACTCTATGCCAAAGAAATGAAGGAAATACAATAATAGATCCTTTAGGTAAAATTTCTTTTGCTTGTTGTAAGTGTTTAGCTTCATCTCTCATATGTGGATCATAGTCTCTAAAATCAAATTCTAGTTCTCCACCAGTATATTCTGACCCATCAGTTAATTGGCAAGTAACAGATAATTTTCTAATCTTACCCTTGTCGGGTCCTTCTTTTTTATAAGGTTTATTCCAACTATCACAATGCCAATCATAATATTGATTGTGTTTATATTTTGTAAACTGACAAGATTCACTTCGATCCCATTCATAATTCCAACCGGCAGATTTATTTGCTTGATGAATAAAGGGATGTATTTCTTTATAAATCCAAGTATCATTTAACCAAGTAACATCTGAATTTCTTTTTCTTTTTAAATCTAATACTTCTTCTTTTTTTAATTTTCTATCACCATAACCACCTGTTCTAGCCATAACTTCTTCCTGTGATTTAGCATATTCTATAACATCATCACAGAACCTAGGAGTTAATGCAGATTTAAAGTACCAATAATTATTAGATAAATTCATAAGTAATCGTTTGAATAAAATTTAAAGAATCATTTTGCTTGTTAGTTATGTAATACATATTAGTAGATGGAAACATGAGAAACATATTATTTTTTAATTCTATATCCCAACTCCTCCCTTTTCTTCTATTGTCATCGTAGTGAATCCTAACCATACAATCTTTAACTTTAACACCGTAAAGTAAAGTATAATCTGGTGAATTCATAAGATCTACAGGATTAACATTTAAT